TAATTTTTGGAATCCATATACTGGATTATTTACTACTTTGCCAACTTTACAAAATGATTTTTCAACAATGGGAGCAGACCAAGAAATAGCTACTCCTATCAAGGGTTATGGAGTAAAAGGAGAATTTGTTTATCGTTATGGTGCCCCTACGGTCGCTTTAGCTGATTATGATAATTTAAGTTAAGTTATAATAAAATTGCCGCTATCATAAAGATGGCGGCAATTTTTTCTTTACTAACAAAGGGATATCAAAATGATAATCAAAAAATATTCTGAAATTAAAAAATACATCAATGAAGGTGATGTTATACTATTTAGAGGTAAGGGTTTATTTTCTAAACTCATAGGTTCCTATACAGAAACTCCTTATTCTCATGTAGGTTTGGCTTCCTGGGTCAATGGAAATTCAAATACAGATGAAGGAGTATTAGAAATATTAGAGTTTACAGAAGGATCTGGAGGAAGAGCAGTTAATTTTGAACAAATGGTAAAAAAAAATCCAAAAAAAATAGATATATATCGTCCAAACCCTTCATTCTTTATAATAGAATATTCTGAAAAAGAAAATAAAACAATTATTAAAGAAAAAATCTTTTCAGGCAAGACAGTTACGACTATAATGAGGAAAATGACAGGGCTTCCTTATGGTTGGAAAAGAATTTGGTGGATTTTTAGACATAAATTATTTTTATATAAAATTTTTATGGATACAAATAAACTTCGATTGGATTCTTTAGGGGGAGAAATGATATATCCTGTATGTAGCACGGCAGTTGCTTATTCTTTTAATTGTAATGGATACGATTTAGTTAAAAATAGAAGTGATGAATGGACTGAACCGGGAGAAATCGCTAAAAGCACTCAACTAAACTATCTCTTCACACTGGAATAAAAATGAATAAATCACAAAGTATTGCATCAGATATAATAAATATTTATCAAAGACTTGATAATAAAAAAGAAAAAACTGTAGAAGACCCTATAACAATTATAATGATAGCATCAGTGGTCATAGAATGTATAAAAATTATTAAAGAATGTAAAAAAAATACATATGAAGCTCTTTTTCTTATTAAAAGACTTTCAGATAGACACGACAAAGTATTAAAAAGAGAATTAAGAAAAAGAATGGGATTTGTGAAATATCATTTATTTGGAAAAAAATATCTTAGGGCTTTTAGATATGCGGCTAGGGAAATTAAAATCGCAGATATTATAGAACTTTATGAAGAAGTCAAATAAAATATAAATTTTGAAAAGGAAAAATGGAAAAATTAACAGAAAAAGTAAATAAGAAAATAGAGGAATGGTCACAAAATTATAGAGAACTAATAAATATCATAAGCTGGGATGAATACTTTTTATTACAAGCATATCTAATTTCTTTAAGAAGTATAGATGCCCAAACACAATGTGGCGCTGTTCTTGTGAATGAACTTAAAACTATATTATCTACTGGATATAATGGATTTATGACAGGAATAAATGATAATATTCTTCCTAATTTAAGACCAGAAAAATATCCTTATTTTTTACACGCAGAACATAATGCTGTATTAAATTGTGCAAAAAATGGAATAAGTACATTAAATGCAACCGCATATATAACAAGTCCACCTTGCTCTAATTGTTTTCAAATTTTACACCAAGCAGGAATAAAAAAAATAATTTATTTAAAAAATTATAATGTAGCTAAAATGATAGAAAACGAAGAAGAACAAATTAGATTAAAAATATTGAGTATGTTGTCTCCAATTGAAGATTGCGGTATAGAAAATCCAAGCGACGACCTTTTACAAAAAATTTCACAAATTAAAAGTTGGCGTTAGATTAAGAGAGTGTATAATATTAAGGTCGAAATAAAAGAGCATTTAAAATTTATACTGCTAAGTGGCATGTATTCGGCCTGTAAAAATTAATATACTAAAACACAAATAATAAACACAAGGTCAATATTCAAAATATTGAGGTTTTTAAAGTATAATTAACATGTCACTTTAAAATCAACAAGCCCATCTATTAGGTGGGCTTTTCTTTCTAATGTATTTAAAAAAATTAAAGAGGAAAAAATGAGTATTAATATTAATATAGGATCAAAAAAAGAAGATAAAAAAAATTTTGAAATAGTTATAGAATTAAAAGATAAAGAAGGAAATCCAACTGGTGTTAAAAAATATTATCAAACAGATGACTCAAGTAAATTGCATCAATTTTGGACAAGAAATACTGGAAGTATTAAAAAAAAGAAAAAGAGAAAATCAGAAGCTATTAGCAATAAAGAAGATATAAAACAAGCATTAAAAGAAGTTGATACCTATACATCCAAAGTGCGTAAGCAAAGGAATTTAGAAGACTGATGAAAAAATATACATATGAAGAAGCACTTGATGAATCTATAAAATATTTTGGAAATGATTTATCAGCTAGAGCGTTCATTGACAAATATGCGTTAAGAAACGAAAAAAATGAATTATTAGAACTAACCCCTAAAGATATGCATAAGAGGATAGCAAAAGAATTAGCAAGAATAGAGAAAAATAAATTTGGAAAACCATTATCAGAAGAACAAATATTTAATTATTTAGATAAATTTAAATGTATTATACCGCAAGGAAGTCCTATGTATGGCATAGGAAATGAATATCAATATGTCAGCACTTCTAATTGTTTTGTTGTTGAAAGTCCATTTGATAGTTATGGTGGTATTTGTCTAACTGATCAAGAAATAGCCCAAATAAGTAAAAGACGAGGAGGAGTTGGCGTAGATATATCAACATTAAGACCAACTGATTCTCCTACTCATAATTCATCTAGATCAAGCACCGGAACAGCCTCGTGGATGGAAAGATATTCTAATACGATTAGAGAGGTTGGACAATGCGGGCGGAGAGGCGCCCTTATGGAGACAATAAGCATTCATCATCCAGATATTTTAATTTTTTCAACAATTAAAAATGATAGCACAAAAGTCACAGGAGCAAATATATCTGTAAGATTGTCTAATGAATTTTTAGAAGCATTAGAAAAAGATGAAGAATATGAAATTAGGTGGCCAGTAGATTCGGACATACCAGAATATAGTAAAATGATATCTGCAAAAGAAGTTTGGAATAAAATTATTCATTCTGCTTGGTTAAGAGCCGAACCTGGATTATTATTCTGGGACAATATAATTAATGAAAGCCCAGCAGATTGTTATGAAGGTTTTAATACTGTTTCCACAAACCCCTGTATTCCAGCAAGTGAATATTTATTGACTAAAGATGGCTATGTTAAATTTGGAGACTGTTACAATAGTGGTAAAGAACAAACAATAGTAATAGATAACAGGATATCCTATAGGGATAGCAAACAACTAAAAGATAAAGAGCTACCAGAAAATTGGATAATTGATAATAAGGTATCGGGAACAAAACTTTCACAAGCCAGTCATGTGTTTTTAACAAAAGGTCTGGCTGATATAATTAAGATAACGACATCCAAGGGATTTAGTATTAAATGTACACCAGATCACCATATAGCCACAACCGATGGTATGATTGAAGCCAAAGACATTCAGCCAAACCACAATATCTTGATATCTATACCAGATCATAATAATACTTCTATCATAAATAAGAAACCAGAAACTACCGAAGAACAGCTAGCAGTTTTAATAGGTTTAATTTGTGGAGATGGAACTTTTGACAAAAAAAGAAAAAGAGTTCATTTAGATTTTTGGGGCGAAGATAAAGACGAAATGACCATTCTTGTTTGTGGGTTAATTGATCAGCTCTTTGATTCTTTAGGAGAAAGATATAATAATAGAAACAGAAAACTTAGTAAATATTTTGTATCAAAAATTAAACAGTCTGATAAAAATAGAATTTCTTCTGCGTGGTTAGCCTATATACTAGAAGAATATGGGTATTCAAGAGAAGTTAAACACGATGTTCCAAAATTTATTATGGAAAATTCAAGCACAAACATTGGTAAATTCTTTTTGGCAGGTTTATTTTATTGTGATGGATCAGTACAAGGTTCTAATGTTAGCGGTTATACCGTAAGATTATCACAAAGCAATAAACAACTGTTAGAAAAGATTCAATTAATTCTACATTCTAATGGTATGTTGTTTGGAATATATAATCGTCGTAATGCTCAAAAAAGATTATTACCAGACTCAAATAAGGATCTTAAATATTATAGCTGCAAAGAAAACTATGAACTTATTAGTATTTGTGGTAGTGTAGTAAAATATAGAGATACAATAGGATTTTTGTCAACCTATAAAGACATACAGATAAATACTATCAATCATAATTTTCAAGTTAAAGAGTCTTTTACTGATGTTGCTGTAAAAACAGAGATATTAGAGCAACAGCCTGTTTTTTGTATAAAAGAGCCTATATCTAGAAGTATGATAGTCAATGGTATGTCAGTAAGAAGATGTGGCGAAATACCATTGTGTGCTTATGATTCCTGTCGTTTGTTAGCCATAAATCTATTTCATGCTATGAAAAATCCATTTGAAAAAAATGCAGAATTTGATTTTGATTTATTATATGAAACTTCTTATATAGCTCAAAGATTAATGGACGATATTATTGATTTAGAAATTGAAGCTATATCAAGAATAATCAAAAAAATACAAAAAGATCCAGAACCAAATACAATTAAAAATACTGAACTTGATCTCTGGTTAAAAGTAAGAACTAAAGCACAAGAAGGAAGAAGAACAGGAACAGGAATAACTGCTTTAGGAGATGTGATAGCAGCATTAAATATAGATTATGGCTCAAACGAATCTGTTGAATTTACTGAAAAAATATATAAGACACTAAAATTAGGGGCTTATAGGGCTTCTGTAGATATGGCTAAAGAATTAGGACCATTTCCTATTTGGCAAAATGTTTTAGAAAAAGATAATCCATTTTTACTTAGAATTAAAGAAGAAGCTCCTGAATTATATTCTGATATGTTAAAATATGGAAGAAGAAATATTTCAATATTAACCACTGCTCCAACAGGAACAGTTAGTATGATGGCTTCTATTTCCGTAAATAATAAAACTTTACATGGCACAACTTCTGGCATTGAACCAGTATTTATGGTCGAACCATATACCAGAAGAAAGAAAGGAAATCCAGGGGATTTAAATTTTCAAACAGACTTTGTAGATCAAAATGGAGATCACTGGATGGAATTTAATGTATATCATCCAGGTGTAGAATTATGGTTAGAAATAACAAATAATGAAGATTTGAAAAATTGCCCATATATACCAGCGGGAAAAATCAACTGGACTAATAGAGTAAAATTGCAAGCTGCTGCTCAAAGACATGTAGATCATTCAATCTCTTCAACAATAAATTTGCCTAATGAAATAACAGAAAAAGAAGTTAGCAATATATATGTAGAGTCTTGGAAAAACAACTTAAAAGGAATAACTGTATATAGGGATGGATGTAGAACAGGAGTATTGGTTAAAAAAGAAACAGGAATAATAAAAACAGATGCTCCAAAAAGACCAGAAAGTTTAAAATGCAATGTTCATCATATAAACGTCAAAGGACAAGAGTATTTTGTTTTAGTCGGCTTATATGAAAATCAACCATATGAAGTTTTTTCAGGTAAAAATGGTATTATAGATAAAAAAGTTAAAAACGGAAAAATTATCAAGCAAAAAAGAAGTAGATATAAAGCTATCTTCGACGACAATACAGAATTATCACCAATTGGAGTTTTTACAACAGACGAAGAAGATACTTTGACTAGATTAATAAGTGCAAGTTTAAGACATGGTGCTGATATATCTTTTATTGTGCATCAATTAGAGAAAGCAAAAGGAGATATGCAATCTTTTGCTAAAAGTTTGGTTAGGGCTCTTAAAAAATATATACCAGATAATATGGAAGTCAAAGGAGAAGAATGTCCAGAATGTGGAAGTGTATTGCATAGACAAGAAGGATGTATAATTTGTAAAAATTGTGGGTTTTCTAAATGTTAAATAATTAATAATAAGAGAAATAATAAATGACAATAAAAAAAAGAAGAAATCCTAATGATTCACATTATAATGAAGAGAATTTTAATGAAAATGTATTTAACTTTAAACTTAAACCCAAAACAGATAATCAAAAATTATATTTTGATTCTATAGAAAAAAATAAAATTACATTCTGTTGCGGACCAGCAGGATGTGGCAAAACTTATATTCCTTCTTTATATGGATTAAAGGGATTATTAGAAGGAAAATATCAAAAAATGATTATAAGTAGACCATTAGTACAAGCTGATGAATCTACCGGATATTTGCCAGGAGGAATTAATAGTAAATTAGATCCATATCTTCAACCTATTTATGATGCTTTTAGTCATGTAGCGATAGGTAATGAAATTGAAGATCTTATAAATAGAAAAAAAATAGAAATAGTTCCATTTGCATATATGCGTGGAAGAAATTTTTTCAATAGTTTCATACTATTGGATGAAGCATCAAATTGTACTTATAATCAATTAATTTTAGCCTTGACAAGATTCTCAAAAAATAGTAGAATGGTATTTGCGGGAGATATCACTCAATCTGATCTTCCAATTAGACAAAGAGGAGGATATGAAACGATAATAGATAGTTTAAAAGATACTGAAGATATTGGAGTAATACATTTAAATTCTTCTGATATTATTAGAGAACCTATTATAAAAATTATTTTAGAGAAACTTTATAATGAAAATACACGAGAAACAAAAACATAAAAGAGTCTTAGTTTTAAATGCCGACTTTTCTCCAATGGGATTAATTGATTGGAAAAGAGCAATAGTATTAACTATTATTAATGATTGTGAATCTTTAAAAGGATTAGAACCAATTGATTATTATGATGAATTTGTTTTAACTTGCGGGAAAAAATATTATCCAATTCCTTCTGTTGTTCGTAGTCCTATTTACATTAGGCAAAAAAATAAGAGAATACCATTTTCTAGAAAAAACGTATTTGTAAGAGATAATTTGACATGTATGTATTGCGGCAAACAAGATTTAAGTGGGCAAGATTTAACATTTGATCATGTTGTGCCTAGAGCAATTTGGAAAAAACAAAATCATAATGGTACTCCAACAACATGGAAAAATATAGTAACATGTTGTAAAACATGCAATAGAAGAAAAGCAGACAGAACTCCAAAAGAAGCTAAAATGCAACTTTTAAGAGAACCAAAAGAACCTAATCATCACCAATATATTTTAGGATTATCTCCTTGGAGCAAAATACATCCAGCATGGGAAAATTATTTAACACCATTATATAAAAATTTATTACAAAATGAAGGTGTATAATAAAATAGTAAAATAGTTAAGATACTGTCATATAATATATATTAAAATGCACACAAGGAATGAGAAAATATAATAAATTAGAAATACTAGAAATTCTAGATAAAAATGAGGTAAATAAAGAACATTTGGCAGCAATTTTTAGAAAATGCCCTCAACCAATGTCTATTATATCTACTGATGCATATTTTGTTAAACCAAATGAAGCATTGTGCAATTTCTTAGAATATTCTTTTTCTGAATTACAAAATAAAACATTCTATGATATAACGCATCCAGAAGACTTAACTAATGAATTAAAAGAAATAGAAAGACTTTTAGATAATGATATTGATCATTTTGTTTTATTTAAAAGATATATTAGCAAAGGAGGGAGAATAGCCCCAGCATTATTAACATTATTTAAAGTTGATGATGAAGAAGGAAATATTATGTATTACATTAGTCATATAGTGCCAGTAAAAAATGGTGCGGAAAATAATATTAAAAAATGGGTATTTGAACATTCAACTAATCCAAACACAAATTTTAAAGAAAAAGCTGGTATATGGATGGTAGAAAATTGGAAATTTGTTTTTAGTTTTCTTTTGATATTAGTAGGAATTATATACGTCGCCATAGATTTTAGAACTATATTTTTAAATAACTACGAAATACAAAAAGAACTTTTAGAAAAAATAGATCAACTAAGGAAATAATAATATGCCATTATATACTTTTGAGTGTTATAGTGAAGATGGTGGTTGTGGTCAAATATTTGATATTTCTTGTGGAATGAATGAAATATCCACATTGCCTAAACCTTTATGTCCTAACTGTAATGACAACTGGTCAGTATCTCGCAATTTTAATTCAAGTATATATGTATTTGATAGTTCACCAAGAACAGTTGGTGCTTTAGCAGAAAGAAATACGAATAAAATTAGCGAAGATCAAAAAATTATGCTTAATGATAAGCATACGAGCTATAAAAAGCCTTTTACAGGCAATTTGCCCAAAGGAGGATCTTTATTTCCTGTTGATAAAAAGGGCAAAATAATACCATCTAATAAAAAACATCAAAGGAAAAAAAATAATGGCTAGAGAAAAATTTACAGAAGAAGAACTTGGAAATGCTGTTTTTACTACCGCAGAACATAATAAAAAAGAAAAACAAAACAAAATTACTATATATACTATATATGGAAAGCATGAAATAATTGATACAGAAGGATATCCAGTAATATTTGATGAGAATAGCGATAATGCATATGCAAAAAAAGAAGGAGATAAATTTTTCATCAAAAGTAATGGATCAAGATTAGCTGACCCATTAGGAATATATGGGGGAACAGATTTGAATAAAAAAATAGGAGATCATTCAGTATGGAAGTGGAGAAGCACAAGCCCTAAAATATTTGAATTGTTTATAAGATTTTTAAAAACAAAAAATAAAAGCTATTATCTAAATGCTACAAGGGAGATGTTATAATGGGAAAAATTAAGAAAAACGGTTCTTCTAAAGCCAGAATGACTATGATTGAAAAGTACAAAATTCAACAAATGCTCGGTTCTGGTAAAGAAATTTCAGAAATAGCTAGTTCTTTAGAAAGAACAGAAGAAACTATATCTAAGTATATTGAAACAGAACTTAAAGATTTAGTAAATTCAATATCTCCTAGTAAAGAATCTGAATCTGAAAATATAGAAGAAAAAATTAATATTGATATTTTTAATTCTGTTATTAATTCTTTAAAAAGAAAAGGCATTGAAGAAAAAGATGCAATTAATGCTATAAATAAAGTTAAAAGTAAAATCAATGAAAAAATTGATGATGTTGAAAAATTATCAACATTATGCATGAAGGAATTAGAAGTTCATAATGCCATAATTAGAGAAGCAATAAACGGACAAAAAGGAGTCACTATTATGACCAAAGCAGCTTCTGAAATTATTGAGAACAAGAGAGTAGATACAAGGGCGGCAAATAGAAGAAATAGTTTTTATAAACCGCAACAAAATGGCTAAAGAACAATCTAAAAATAACAGTTATCCTTCTAGATATTCCCCTAATGGATGGGTTCGTTCTGATCAATATATAATTGAGTTAATATGTGAAAAAAAAGCACAAATAGAAAAAAAAGATTTACCAATAAAATTTTGGGAAAATCCAGAATGGTGTAAATTTTTTAAATCTCAATTAAGAAGATGCCAAATACTGCTTAAAAAATATTCATCAGATTCTATTATCAAAGCCTTACAAGATAAAAAATCTTGGAATATTTACAGCTTGTTTGCCCCATGGCTGGAAGATATAATCATCTATTACGAAAAAAACAAAAAAGAAATAAAAATTACAAAAGATATAAATAAACCGGAAATGTCCTCTGGAACTTTCAGAAAAAATTCTTTTGAAAATAAAACGAAAAATATTAAAAAAATATTAGAGGATTTATAATGGCAAAAAAAGATAAAGAAGAAATAGAAGAAAAGGACAACATAGATCAGGCTTTAAAAAAGAAATTTGGAGATGATATCTTTTTTCCAGGGGATCAACTTTTAGAAAAAGAACCTCATATTATACCAGTAAGTCCAGCCTTAGATCTGATTTTAGGTGGAGGGATACCTATGGGCTCATTTGTTGTAATTACTGGTAAACCCAAAATAGGAAAATCTTCTCTTTGCCTACATTTTGCTAAAAATGCACAAAGTGAAGGTATGAAAATTTATTATTTTAATGTTGAGGGAAGAATAAAGCCTAGAGATTTAAAAGGTATCCCTGGATTGAAGACAGATATTGATAATTTCCAAATTGTAGGATCTGTTAAAGGCCAAATATTATCTGCGGAAGACTATTTAGATATATTGATGACTTATGCAGAAACAAAAGAAAATTCTATATTTATTATAGATTCCGTATCTCAATTATGCAGCAAAGAACGAAGAGCCAATGAAACAGGAAAAAGATTTAGAGATGATGTTCCTTTGATGCTCGCAGATATGACAAAAAAAATAAGTAATGTATTACCAATAACTAATAATACAGTAATATGTATTACACACTTAATTGCTAATCAAGGCATGGGACATTCGCAATGGAGTGAAGCTTCAGGGCAAAAAGTACAATATCAAGCAGATGTTAAATTAAAAGCTTTATATTCAGAAGCCTATAAAGTGGGAGAAGAACAAGTTGGGCAATTAGTACATTGGCAATGTGATACAACAGCATTATCAGCACCACCGTGTCAAAAAACACAATCTTTATTGAGATATGGATATGGCATTGATGCTGAATATGAAATTTTGAATATGTGTATTGATTTAGGAATTATTGATAAAAAAGCATCATGGTTAGTTTTTCCCGATGGAAATAAATATCAGGGCATTGAAAAGGCTAGACATTATCTTTTTGAAAATAAAGATATATATAATAATTTAAAACAAAAATTAAAAGAAATGATGGGATTATAATTAAGTTAATATTTGGATCATAAAATATGAAAGTAATGACGCTTGATGGCATTGAGTATGATTGGAATATTCCTTCAAAAATAGCAAAAGGAAATAAAAGAGAAACAAGTTCTTTACATACCATTGCTAAAAAAATCTTACACGAACTATATCCAATGCTTAATATTTATGAAGAAATTCCTCTTATTGTTGAAAAAAATAAAAAATTATATCTAGATTTTTATATCCCGTCAATTCAAACTGCCATAGAAGTCAATGGAAAGCAGCATTATTCTTTTAATACATTTTATCATAGAAATCAAATACATTTTATGAAAATGAAAATGAATGATAGAAAAAAAGCAGAGTGGTGCGAACATAATAAAATAACACTTAAAATTTTACCATATAATATGGTAGAAAAATGGAGAAATATAATAAATGACTCCTGATGAATTAATGGTAAAAGCAGAAACCATTTTAGATAATTATGAAAAAACTAATGGAATTCTTGAATTTAGAATATATGATGTAGATGAAGTATCTAAATATTTTCATTTAAAAATAGAACAATTAAATAAATTATCAGCAATAGAATGTGCAGAAGTATCATATCTTTTAGCACAATATTCTTTTTATCTTCAAAGAATGTACAATAGAGAAAGTGCAAAAAATAGATGGGCTCAAGATCAAATAACAAAAATAGTTTGTGATAAATTAGACTCATATAATAATGGAACTTATATGAAATACGACCATAAAATATCCATTATAGCAAAAGAAAACAAAGTTGTTGAAAAATTACAATCAATATTAAATTATACATCTCAAATTATGGAAAGAATGAATTTCTTATCAACATCGGTAAAAAATATGAGCGAAATAATGTCAAATTTGCAAAAAGCAAAATTTTTCAAAGGCAACCAATAATGGACATACAAGATCTATTAAATATATTAACAGCCGAACAATTAGAACAATTGGCGGCATTAAAAAAACAAGAGGATCAATCTGAAAAAACAAAAATAATAGTTCCTCCAGCAAATAAAAAAAGAAACCAGAATAGGAAGCCTAAGAAAAAATTAATAGAAAATATAACAGGAGAAAATCACCCTAAAATACCTAAGAAAAAAAATACAAAAAGAACACAATTAATTTTAGGGGAAAGAGAAAACATATTTATTAAATCACCAGAAAAAGATATGTTTAAAGAAGACTCATTAATAGATCAAAAATTATTTTCAGGCAAGATAGTAGAAAGAGAAAAAAGAAAAATAAGCTATATAGACGCTAGATGTAGTCAGTGTGAAAATATGTATGAGGATGTTCCGTTTTCTGAATGCTATAAAGATGACAATGGATATGTTTTTATCTGTGAGGAATGTGTAGGGAAACTTAAGAAATGAAAGCTTTATGCGATATAGCAGCAGAAAGAGCAGTATTATCTGCAATATGCCAGTTTGGTGAAAATTCTTTTTTAGATGTATCAGATATTATAACAAATAAAACTTTTACTGTAGATTACAATCAACTTATTTATTCTTGCATTAAGCATACTTTTAATAATAATCAAACAACAGAAATAGATGTTGCTTCGATATATTCTGCTGGGGAAGAATTAGGGATTGGAAATATTTTATTAAGACCGGAAATTTTAGAACATATAAATTCTCTTTTTAATTTTCCTGTAAATCAAAATAATATTAGAAAATTTGCAGCTAAAATTAGAAAGCTAGAAATAGCTAGGCAACTTAGAGAAAAGTTAAAAACTACTTCGGATTCATTATTAGAACTTAATGGTACTGAAAATATTTCCCATATATTAGGAATAGCCGAAACTTCTGTTTTTGAATTCTCCTCATCATTAAATAGCAGTAATGAAGAACCTAAAAAAATATATGATGGTTTGTCTGATTATATTAATTATCTTGGAGAAAACACTGTTGATCAAATTGGAATTTCAACAGGTTTTCCAGAGTATGACAAAGCTATTGGTGGAGGATTAAGACCTGGAACTATCAATGTTATAGGTGCTAGAACAAAGATTGGAAAAAGTTTAATATCTAGTGCTATTGGATATCATATTGCAAAAGAAAAAAATATTCCAGTATTAAACATGGATACAGAAATGACTTATGAAGACCATATTCATAGGTTATTAGCCATGGCTAGTGAATGTTTTATTTATGATATTGAAACAGGAAAATTTACTGAAAAGCCACACCAAGATAAAAAATTAAGAGATGTTGTGAGAAAAATAGAAGATGAAAAAATTCCTTATTATCACAAATCAATAGCAGGAATGCAATTTGAAGAACAAATGGCAATTATGAGAAGATGGATAATAAAAGAAGTTGGACTTAATAATTCTGGACATTCCAATCCTTGTGTAATAATATATGATTATTTAAAACTCATGGATTCAAATGCTATAACATCTAATGTAGCAGAATTTCAGGCTTTAGGTTTTATAATGTCTTCATTACATAATTTTACTGTAAAATATAAAATACCAATTCTGGCACTAATACAATTAAACAGGGATGGCATAAATAAAGAAGGAACAGATGTTGCTAGTGGATCTGATAGAATCATATGGCTATGTTCTAATTTTACAATATTAAAACAAAAATCTGATGAAGAAATATCTCAAGATGGTATACAAAATGGAAATAGAAAATTAGTACCAATTGTGTGTAGACACGGGGCGGGAATTGAAGATGGGAACTACATTAACTGTTTTATGCAAGGATCTATAGGAAAAATATCTGAAGGTAAAACTAAATTTCAATTATTAAAAGAACAACAACAAATCAATATAGATAGCGAAGAGGGAGAATCAGAATGGCCCAATTAAATGCAAATATTCCTTATCAATATGCTTATGTACAAAACAAATATTTATTTGGAGACAATTTACTTGAAAATTTAACAGAGTGTTATATTTTTGGCGTAAAAAGTATCATTAATAAGCCTTTACAATTCCATTGTCAATTAAAAAATGGTTCTGTATTTTGGGGATTACCAATTTCTGCTTTTGTATGGAAAAAAGAATATGTTTCTTTAGGAACTACAGAACAAGAAAGACTATCTAATTTACAATGGTGGGATTGTCAATCAAATGATATCGCAGTAACTTGTTTTTCTTATTTGCAATATTATGGGGTGGATGTAATTAGCAGAAATGAGAAAAAATGGATGAAAGGTAAATATTTATTTACCATAGATGATTATTATTCAGATTTAAATTCTTTACCTCTAGGTTATGCAACCGGACCAGATAGCAAATGTTTTCATTTTATACAATTAGATAATGGAAATTATTGTGTTTATCCAAATAATTATTGTAGGTGGCATAATTTAAATTTTGTAGATCCTTATGATGTAAAAAATCCCCCAAGATATAAAGCTAATGCATTTGAATTTAAAGCGGAATTTGAAAAAGATGAATAAAACAATAAGTGTTGCAATTGATTTTCAAGAAGATCCAAATTCAGGTTATGCAGCCAGAACTAAAATAAACGCCTCTGCTGATGCCACTATTGCTTTAGCTGTAGACTTTAATAGTGCTGGAGAAAAGTTGACTAAGTCTTCTGTATTGGGACAAGGTAAGCAATATATTGCTATAGATGCTAATTCGATGGAGGTTACGGATAAAAGGGTAAATAAAATAGTAGATATGCTGAATGCAGTTGCTGCTAAAACCTTGAACATTGCTGGAAATGGTATTTACACCATGAAGGGTAAATACACACAGCAGCAAGTAGATGATTTCACTTATCGGCTATTAAAAGCTGTTGTAGAATCTCCAAATCTTAAAAATAAAATTATTTCTATTAGAACAGGTGGACAAACAGGTTTCGATGAAGCGGGAGCTAAAACTGGTATTAAATTAGGCATTCCTACAACAGTGTTAGCACCTAGAGGTTGGAAGTTTAGAAATATATCTGGACAAGACATATCTAATGAAAAAGCTTTTAAAGCTAGATTTGAGAAGAGATGAATAAAACAATATTAGAAAATATGGATAAAATTATATCCTATTTCAATTTAAATTTATCTGAATATACAAGATACTATATAGGGCCATGTCCAATTCATGGAGGGGATAATCCAACAGCATTCAATCTATATCATTCTGGAGAAACAAATGTAGGAAATTGGTATTGTAGAACACACAAGTGTCATGAGCATTTCAATAACATTAATAGTATAGGCTTTATACAAGCCTTATTATCTGTAAAAAAAAATAAATGGTCTAAACCTAATGATAAAGTTGTTAGTTTGCCAGAAACTATAATATGGTGTGAGAATTTTTTTAATGTTAAATATGAACCAACAGATATAAATTTAAAAAAAGATATAAGTTATTCTATAAATAGATTATGCAAAAATAAAAAAAGAATATATGATTTATTTTTATCTGAAGAACAATATAATAATTGTGATTTAAAAACTGATGACTATTTTATTTCAAGAGGATACGCTTTAGAAACAATAAACAAATTTAATATAAAATATTGCGATAATCCATCAAAACCTATGTATTGTAGATCAATAGTGCCGTTACACGATCATACAGGCAAAAATATTATAGGTTGCTCTGGTAGAGCCGTATGGGATAAATGTGACATATGTTCATCATATCATAATCCTAAAAGGATGTGCCCACCAAAAGAAAAGTTAGGAATTTATTGTAAATGGAAAAATTCAAGAGGATTCCCTGGTAAATATGAATTGTTTAATTTTCATCGGGCAAGAAAGGCAATAGAAAAAACAGGCATTGTATTTTTAACAGAAGGTCAACCAAATGTTTTTAGATTATTTGAAGCAGGATTCGAGCAATCTCTTGGCTGTTTTGGTTCTAATTTTTCTATAGAGCAAAAAAAAATACTTGATATTTCTATGGCCCATACTATAATAATAGTGCCAGACGCCGACAAAGCTTCTTTAAAATTTATTGAATCCATAAAAAAAATATGTAAAAATTCCTATAATATAGTAACTATAGAACCATCATATCATGATGATATAGGTCAATGCAATATAGAAACAGTAAAATATTTATTACTTCCCTTTGTCGAAAAATATACGAGGACATTATGAATGAAATTAAAGTTTTAGGATTTTGTGGAAAAAAGCAGTCTGGTAAAAACACTTCAGGAAATTATATTTTAGGAATATTTCTTGAAGCTCTAGAAATATCTAAAGAATTTAAAATTACACCTAAGGGAAATCTCTGGGTAAGTGATATCTTTGGCAATACAGAATATGCTGGAATTTTAGATTTAAATTCTAATTCAATAGCAACAAAAACATTTGCAGAAGAACATATATATCCGTTTATAAAGATATATAGCTTTGCTGATTTATTAAAGAAAAATATATGTATTGATATATTGGGATTATCTTATGAAGAATGTTTTGGTAGTGATGAAAAAAAGAATAGTTTAACAAATTTAAGATGGGAAAATATGCCTGGAATTGATGAACTTCGTATATCCAACGAAAATGCTTTGATGACTGCAAGAGAAGTAATGCAGTTTGTTGGTACAGAAGTTTTTCGTAAAATGTACAATAATGTTTGGGTGGATGCTACTATGCGACAAATAGAAAAAGATTCACCAAGTATGGCGATTATAACTGATGTAAGATTTCCAAATGAAGTAGAGGGAATCATGAATTGTCAAAATTATTCAAGCATAATGACAGGGAAAGTTATAAAACTAAAAAGAGACATATATCCAAATGATAATCACCCAAGCGAAACCTCTTTGGATACACATGGAGATGAATTTTATTCTTATATTATAGATAATCAAGACATGTCTATACAAGAACAAAATAAGCATGTATATACTTTCTTATCTGATATTGGTTGGATTCCACACCACATTCCAGAAGAATTATTACAGGAACTACCTGTTGAATGAGCATACCAATAACATATATTCGTAGTTCATCTTATAGTTCTCATGAAATGTGTGAAATGAAATATTTTGGGGAATATGTACTAGGATGGACTGGACCTCCAAATAAAAAAGCAGATAAAGGAACCATTGTCCATAAGGTAATGGAAATCTTAGCCAATGTAAAATTAGCTAGACAAAATGGACTAAATAATTTTGAAGATGATATCATAGGGGAAGTTTTTAATCTAGAATTAGACAGTGAAACAGGAAAAAGATTTAGAGATGATGTTCCTTTGATGCTCGCAATCTTCGATAAAATATATGGCCATTATACAAACCAATCATCAAATCATATATGGGCACCAGCAGACTATAGAGAAACGTATAAATGGTTGATGAAAGCCATTTCTTATAATAATGGGTCAATGCATCCATTTAACCAAGAAATAGTTGAACCAGAAAGACATTTCGATATAGAAATGAAACAAAACTGGGCTAAATACGAGTATGATTTAAATGGAGAAAAAATATCTGGCAATCTTAGATTAAAAGGAACAATAGATCTAATTACCAAAATAGATAAGACAACACATGAAATTATTGATTATAAAGGACTTCCTCTATATACTAAAATACCAACAATAAATGGTTGGACGACTATGGGAAATATAAAAGTCGGTGACACGATATATGATAAAAATGGAAATGAGACAAAAGTAATAGGAAAATCTCAAATTAAATATAAAGATTGTTATGAAATTACATTTGATGACAATAGCTCTGTTGTTTGTGATGATGAACATATTTGGCTTCTTTCAGATGGATCAGAAATAAAAACAGTTGACCTATCAGAAAAAGATAAAATAGATGTTACAAAACCTATTTTTTGCAAATATAAAGATTTACCAATAGATCCATATGTTTTAGGTGTTTGGTTAGGAGATGGTAGAAATAGAACAGGAGAAATTTCTGGTCAAGATTCTTTTATTTTTAACGAAATAAAAAAACGAGGATATAAAGTTGGCAAAAATATTAGTCAGAAAAGTTGTCCATCTCATACAATTTTTGGTTTGGTAAATCAACTCAAAAAATTAAATTTATTACACAATAAACATATACCAGATATCTATCTAAGATCGTCAGTTAAACAAAGACTAGATTTATTAAGAGGACTGATGGATAGTGATGGGTATGCTAATGCCACAAGAAAACAAGCAGTATTTATGAATTGTAATAAAATTTTATCTGAAGATGTTAAAAAATTACTTATAACATTAGGACAAAGACCATATCTTTCAAAAACTAAAGCCAATGGATTTGGATTAGAAGTTGATGCTTATCCTATATTTTTTAGACCAGTTAATATAAATCCATTTTTACTTCCTAGAAAAGCAAAAAAAATTAAAAAAGAATGGGGACCAGGAAGATCTAGTGTAAGAAAAATTACGAAAATTACAAAAATTAAAAAACAATTCACACAATGTATTATGGTAGATAGTCCTACGCATACATATTTATGTACAGAAAATATGATTCCTACACATAATACAGGTAAAAGAATAAATTGGGCTACTGGTGAAGAAAAAACTTATGAATATTTACACAAAGATTTTCAGCTTAGGCTATATCATTATGCCCATAATATTATTTATCCCCATATTGATAATGTTCTCGTTACTATTTTTTTTATTAATGACGGTGGAGCTTTTACTTTGGCTTTTGGTAAAAACGATATTCCAGAAACTGTTAATATGATCAAGGAAAAATTTGAGTATATTAAAAATACAGAACAGCCAAAACCAAATTATACATGGAAATGCAAAAAGTTTTGCCATTTAGGGAAACAAACATTTGAAGATACTCATATTAAAGCACTAGAGGCAAAACCAAATAGTAAATTATCAATAATTGGTGAAAAAATGTGCATGTGCGATGAAATAAAATACGCACTTGATTTTAGACCAATAGAAGATGTAATATCTAATATGACAAAAGAATCCTACTCAATATCTAAATATAAAGCTCCTGGGGAAATAGAATGAAATATACTCCTTTACATGTACATTCAGATGCTAGTTTATTAGACGGTCTAAGTCAAACAAGCCAGATTGCACGCCGAACTATAGATATTGATGCAGATGGATGTGCATTAACAGATCATGGTAATATTAGTAATTGCGTCTCTTTTCTACAAGAAATGAATAAGGTTAATAAAAAAGCAATCCTTGGATGTGAGTTATATATTTGTGATGAGGATGCAAAAATTAGAGAACAATCTAATAGATATTTAGCTCACTTTCCAGTATTAGCAAAAAATACTAAAGGATGGAATAACTTAATAAAAATAGTATCTGAATCTAATTCTCCAGAACACTATTATCATAGACCAAGACTTAGTTTAGATCAGCTAAGTAAATATACTAATGGAGATATTATAGGATTTAGTGGTCATCTTGGTTCTCATATTGCAGATGCTATTTCCAATTATGGAATTCAAGGAGGAATTAAAACAGCTTATCTCTTGCAAGAGATTTTTGGTAAGGGAAATTTTTGGTTAGAATGTCAATTAATGGATCAAAAAATAACACCTAAACAAATAGATATAACTAAAGCTGTTAGAGAAATAAGTAAAAAAACTGGCATCCGATGTATAGCTACTCCAGATGCTCATTATGCATATAAGGAAGATGCTATATTACAAAGAATATTATTATGCTCAAATTTAGGAATAAATCTACAAAAAGGCAGAGATCCTAATTTTGGTATGAGTACGTTTTTTAGATCAGATTGTTTCCATATTCCTTCTTACGAAGAAATGTTAAGCTATGGTCACACCAAAGAAGAACTAGAAAATACTAATACTATTCTATCTCAAATAGAAAATTACGATATTTTGAAACCACCAGCACTTAAGCAATTTGAATGTACTGATGGAATGACACCAGATCAATATTTAAAAAAGCTATGTAGAGATGGTTGGAAAAAATTAATAGCAAACAAAATTCCAAAAAATAAACAACCAGAATATGCAGACAGAATAAAAAGAGAACTAGAGGTTCTTCAGGGCGCTGGACTATCAAGTTACTTTCTAATTGTACAAGATATTTTAAGTTTTGTAAATAAAAACAATTGGCTACCTGGGCCTGGAAGAGGTTCTGCTGCTGGTTGTTTGGTATCTTATTTAATTGGCATTACTAAGATTGATCCTATAAAATATGGATTATTATTTGAAAGATTTTATTCATATGGACGAAATATTCCTAAGAATATCAGTTTTGATGAAGAAAAATATGAAAAATACATGAAACTGGTGTAATATATTGCGTGTTGCATTTAAATATCTTTCAAAAAGACACAATATATAATGATAAAATATAAATGTAAATATTGCAAAAAAATATTCGAGAATTATCCTAGTAGAAAATCTATCTATTGTTCTTTAGATTGCTCAATATTAAGTAACACTAGATTGCCTAATAATCTCTTTGATATTGAATCATACGATGCTTGTTATTGGTTAGGATTTTTATTTGGAGATGGTTGTGTAGATACTAAGGGTAAATTGCAAATATGTCTATCTATTAAAGATATAGATCATCTATATAAATTTAATAATTTTATCTTTTCTAGAAATATTAATGCTGTAAATAAATATAAAGATAGATGTATCATACAAGTTAATTCTAAAAACTTGTGTAAAAATTTAGAAAAATATAATATAATACCTAATAAAACAAAAACTTCTCTTATTGTTTTACCTCAATCAAAATATATTAACCATTTTATTAGAGGGCTATTTGATGCTGATGGTTGGGTTTTTAAAAAGGAATATAAAAATAATAAAGGATATAAGTATTATAAGTATTGTTGCGGTATTTGTTCTTATTTAAAAGAAAATTTAGAAATTATAAACAATCAATTACCAATACATGGTATTATTTCAAGAAAGAAAACACAAGAGTTATATGAGTTAAGATTTCAAAGCAAGCAAGATATAAGAAAAATTAAAACATTCTTATATCAAGATTCTTTAACTTCATTACATCGTAAAAGGATATTAATGTGTTCAATTTAAGAGAATTAACTGATGAATTTTGTTCTGAAAGACTAGAAAAAGTAAAAGATAATAAATTTTTTATAGAAGAATGTAATATAGTTGAATCTATGCCAAAAGGTATAGAATATTATAAACATATTATTAATAATATTGGTTTAGATACAAATAATAAGAAAAATAGTTATATTATGTGGATATGTGGTAAAGTTGAAAAGCTAGATACAAACAAAAAAGTAGACTTTTCAAACGCCCGTATTTCAATGCCAGATATTGATGTTGATATTCCTATTCAACACCGTGGAGATATTATAGAATATATTACTAATAAATATGGTACTGATCGTGTTTCTCAAATGATAACATACCAAAAGATGAAAGGCGCTAAAGCTTTAACAGAAGTATTTAGAGCTTATGGAGATACTTCATTTGAAGAAATAAAAGAAATAACTAAGAATATAGTTGAAGAAGCTAAGATTGCAGACCAATTACAAGAAATGGAAGAACCATCAATTATAAGATGGTGTTTAGAAAATAAGAAGAAAGATTTTAAGGATTGGTGTGAAATAGACGAAGAAGGAAATTTAACAGGACAATATGCTGATAGATTTTCTCTTGCAATTAGACTCGAAGGAACTAAGTCTGCACAATCTAAACATGCTGCTGGTATAGTTATTTCACCAATACCATTATCTGAAATGTGCCCTATGGTATATGATTCTAAAACTAAAAAACAAGTAGCAGGAATGGAAATGAATGACTTAGAAGCTATAGGGCTTATTAAGTTAGATATTCTTGGTGTCGCTATGTTAGATAAAGTTATGTGTGTAAGAGATCTATTAAAAGTTAAAGGAATAGATTTTAATCTAGATATAGAAGAAATACCTTTAGATTGCGAAAGAACATGGGCATTATTTGCAGAAGGAAATACTAAGGGCGTTTTTCAATTAGAGTCAAGACTTGGACAAATGCTATCTAAAGAATTAAAACCAGAAAATATGGAACACTTAGCTGGATTGGCCAGCATTATGCGTCCAGGGTCTTTAGAGGCTAAAAAAGAAGACGGTAAAACAGTTACAACTCATTATATTGAAAAAAAGAATAATAAAGAACCAGTAACATATATCAGTGACTCTTTAAAAGAAATATTAGATAGTTCTTATGGAGAAATGATTTATCAAGAACAGGCCATGGCTATCGCTCAAAAAATAGCCGGATTCGATCTTAAACAGGCCGACATTTTGAGAAAAGCTATTGGTAAGAAAAAACCAGAAATCATGGCGGCATTGAAAGAGGAATTTTTAGAAGGATGTAGAAAAACAAATCTTGTAAATGAAGAGGTGGCTCACACTTTATTTAATTGGATAGAAAAGTCCCAAAGATATTCTTTTAATAAGAGTCATGCTGTTAGCTATGGTTTCAATGCATATTTAAGTGCTTATTGCAAGGCTCATTATATCAAGGAGTTTTTTACCGCATATTTAAAGTTTTCTCATGATAAGATTAAACCGCAAAAAGAAATATATGAACTGGTTAATAACGCAAAAGCTATGGATATTTGGATTATGCCTCCAAATATCAAAAACTTAAATGATGAATTTGAACTTATCAACGATAAAATATATTTTGGTTTGTGTGATATTAAGAATGTTGGAAAGTCTGTAGTTGATAAACTAAGAGCTTGTACTAAAGAAATAGAATGTAAGCTTAATAAACAAATAAAAGATTGGAATTGGATTGATTTTTTAATATTTCTATCTACAGAAATCAAAGTAAATTCATTAGAGTCTTTGATTTATGTAGGAGCATGTGATTGTTTTGGGAAAACCAGAAGTTCCATGATATTTGAATGTAATTTATTTAGAAATCTTAGTAATAAAGAATTAGAATGGATACAAAATAATTGTAAAGATTGTAAGAATTTTAATGAAATTTTAAATAAGATGATATCTTCTGGAAATGAAAACAATAAGAATAAAGCTTATCATAATACTAAAAGATTAGAAGCTATAAAAGATATTCAAGTTTCTTTGAAAAATCCCCCTTCTGATTTAAATGATAAGCCGCATCAGATATCACAATTAGAATATGAATTACTAGGCGTTAATATAACGGCTCATGGATTAGATGAATCCAATACAAAATATAAAGCTAATTGCACATGTCAAGAATATGCTCAAGGATACGGAAAAAATAAAGATATACCTGTAGTAATAGCTGCGAAAATAGACTATGTAAGAAAAATAAAAACTAAAAATGGATTGAACCCAGGACAGGAAATGTCTTTTATAGAGATAAGTGATGAAACAGGGACAATAAATTCTTTAGTTTTATTCCCTGACCAATGGGACGAATATAAACATATGGTTGTTGAAGGAAATCGTTTGTTGTTTTGCGGCAAAAGAAGTTCAAATAAAGAAAAAGATTCTTATATAATAGAATTAGTAGAACAATTATAAAAATTTTTAATTTTGTCTTGTAAAAACTTTCTTGATGGCTACAATATTTTATATTGGTTTTTAAACTTTTAAAATTGGAGGAAAAATGAATAAAGTATTTTTAAAGGGCAATTTAGTAAAAGATCCAGAGTTAAAGGAACTAAAGAGCGGAGAAAAGATTTCTTCAGTAGTAAATTTTTCTGTGGCAGTTTCAAGGTTCTACAAGAAAGCCAATGGTGAAACAGATAAATCTACTGAATTTATAGATTGTGAAGCATGGGATACTGGAGCAAATTTGGTAGCAAAATTATTGAAAAAAGGAGATCCAGTATTAATTGAAGGTTCTTTAAAAACAGATAAATGGGAAAAGGATGGAGTAAAGCATTCTAGGGTTAGAGTCAGAGTTATTAATTTTGATAAATTAGCTAGATATGTAGCAAAACAAGAAGAAGAGCAAAAAAACGCAGATGAACAAGCTGTGTCTGTTGTAGACGATGGTGAAGACATACCATTCTGATCAGAGATAAAACACCAGCATATAGAAATATATGCTGGTTTTTTTAAGGAAATATTATGAAAAAAATTAGAATTTTATATAGTGGAGAATCTAGTGGTGCAGCGTCTGGTTTTGGAATATATGGACATAATGTATTATCTAGATTAATTAAAAATCCAAAATTTGAAGTTGCTGAATTTGCATCTTTTGGAAGTATAGATGATGGAAAATATAAAAATGCAAAGTGGAGATATTATCCAAACGCTGTAGATCCAGGTCATCCAGAATTTAATGCGTACAATCAATCTCATCAGAGTAAATTTGGAGCGTGGAGATTTGAAAGAATTCTATTAGATTTTAAGCCAGATATAGTATTTACAATAAGAGATCCTTGGATGATGGAGCATGAGCATAAATCTCCATTAAGACAATTTTATCATTTGGCAATTATGCCCACCGTTGATTCGTCTCCTCAACAACATTCATGGATTGAAATGTTTTCAACAGCAGATGCTGTATTTACCTATTCTGACTGGGCAATACCAATACTACAAAAAGAAAGCAATAATAAGATTAAGCCTATATGTAGTGCATATCCAGGTACAGAATTTGATGCTTTTTTTCCATCTGTTGATAAAGCCATAGATAAAGAGAAATTAGGATTGCCTAAAGATTCTTTCATTATAGGATCTGTAATGAGAAATCAAAAGAGAAAACTATTAGAAGATTTATTTTCTATGTTTTCTATATATTTAAAAAAATATGGACATACAGAACAAGGTAAAAAGTCATATCTTTTAGTCCATACTAGTTATCCAGATTTTGCAGGATGGAATATCCCCAATTTAATTAAACATTTAGGAATATCTAGTAGAGTATATTTTACTTATTTTTGTCAACATACTGAAAAAATAATTATTAAAAAATACTCTGGCACAAAAACATATTCTCCATATTCAAACGGAATTAGTGCTGGTTTTCCCAATGTCGGCAGAGGAGTAACAAGATTTCAATTAGGCGATATTTATCGTGCTATGGATTTATATGTTCAATGTGCAATATGCGAAGGGCTTGGTATGCCACAAGTAGAGGCCGCTGCGTGCGGAGTTCCTCTTGCTTCTGTAGACTATAGTGCTATGGCAGACATTATAGAAAAAACAAAAGGATTTCCATTAAAGATTTCCAAAATGTTCTATGAATGGGAAACAAATGCCTATAGAGCATATCCAGATAACGATTATGCAGCAGATCTTTTTTATAAAGTTCAAAATTTAAATCCTACAGAATTAAAATTTAAACAAGAAAAAGCTAGACATGCAGCAGAAAAATATTTTTGTTGGGATCGTACTGCAAAAATATGGTCCGATCATTTTGAATCTGTAGTATTAAAAGATTACCAAGGCAAATGGGATCATCCAATAACTATTAATGATTTAAATATACCTGAATATAATTTTCATCAAAATATGAATACCACACAATATGTTGAATGGCTATGTTATCAGGTTGCCAAGAGTCCAGAATTATTTATTTCAACTTTTGGCATAGAATTGATAGAGCAATTAAATAATGGTCTTACATCGGCTTTTAAATCTGGAAATCCGATAGATCGAAAAGCTGTATATGATATGTGTGCTATGATAGGTCAAAATAAAATAGTTTGTGAAAAAGCAAGAGTTCAAAAAGAACCATTACCTTTAACAGATTTTATTGAATTTGCACATATGTTTGAAAAAGGAGTAAAATGAATTATTTTTTAGTTTTTGATTTTGAAACAGACGGCAAAGACCCAAATTATTGCAATCCAGTACAATTAGCTTCTATATGTATAGATCCTTATAATTTAGAACCAATAGAAAGTTCTATTTTTTGTAGTTATATGAAACCTATTGATATTGATAATGAAAAATATTTTACAGAAGAAAGAATGAAAACTATTGAATGGCATGCAAAAGTTAGAGAAACAACATCTGAAGAAATTATAAAAACTTGGAAAAACGCACCGTCTATTGAAAATGTATGGAAAAATTTTTCAAATCATGTAAATAGATATAATCCTAAAAAGACACAATACAATGCTCCATATGCTGCTGGTATGAACATTAAAAATTTTGATCTTATTATTGCTGCAAGATTAAATGAAAAATATAAAATTACCACTATGTTTAATTACGAATATACTGATATTAGAGATTGGGCATTTCATGCTTTAATTTGGGATACGGAATTAAAAAGCAAAACTATGGATAGTCTTAGAAAATATTTGGGATTAGCAAATCATAATGCTCATGATGCATTACAAGATGTCAAAGATGAAGCGGCTGTTATAAGTAGATATCTAAAGCATTATAAGAATTTATTTAATAAGAACAAATATAAAGGAAGTATGAAATAATGAATATATTATTTATAGGCCCATATAGACAAGCAGACGAATTTGCTAAATTTTCTATTAACTATATCAAAGCACTAAGTTTAACTGGGCACAATATTGCAATTGCTCCTATATATATGGGCAATACTGCTAATTTGAAATTAAAAGACGAATTACTAGAATTAGAAAATAAAAAATTTGAAAAATATGACATTATCATACAAAATGTTTTACCTATATTTTTTGAGAAACAAGAAGGCTACAATATAGGAATACATTATAATGAAACAAAAAATTTAAAAAACTCATTGTTTATTGATAAAATGAATTTAATGGATGAGCTTTGGGTTTGTTCAGAATCTGAAAAACAAACTCTTATAAAAGCAGGAGTAAAATGCAAAATAAATATAGTACCAATACCTATTGATATAGAAGAATTAAAAACATATGAAAATGTTGAACCTACAAAAATTCCGGCATTGGAAAATAAATTTGTTTTTTACATAATGGGTGATTATATAGAAAGAAAAAATTTACATGCTGCAATCATAGCTTATAATTTAGAATTTACAAAAGAAAATGATGTTGGATTTTTGATACAATCAAATATACCAAATCAAACATTAGACGAAAGCATTAAAAAAATACAAGAAGATATAATAAATTTAAAGAAAAAACTTAGATTATATAATAATTCATCTCTTTATAATAATGAAGTTATTGTAAGTAGTAATTTAGATTTGGAAAACAGAATTTCTTTATATAAAGCTTGTAATTGTCTAATTATACCTTCTAGGGCAGAAGCATATTCTGATATAGCTTTTGAGTCTTTATATGTCGGAAATTCAATAATATGCAATAAAGATTTACATCTTTCTAATTTGTTAAATGATTTTTATGGCGTTGAATCTTATGAAGTTCCATGCATAATGAACAATCCTGCTAACCCTATATTTTATACTTCTTGGGAAACTTGGAACGAAATAAATATTTTAGATTTACAAAATAAAATGAGAGAAACTTATAATAAAGGAAAAGAAAACAATATTGATGAAGTTATCAAAAAAGCAAAAGGAAAATCGTGGGTTGTAAACAATTTTTCTTTTGAAAAAATATCTAATAAAATGAAAGAAATATTATGTCAATTATAAAAAACTTATTGTATAAAAAAATAAAAATAAACAGAAAGCCAAGAGCATTATGTTTTTTCTTTGATGGCAAATTTGATAGTGAATTTGCACAAACTTTAGATATAGAACTTTTTGGGAACGAGGATTTATCTGTTTATAGATGGGATAAGAATCTAAAAAATAAAAATATAACAATAATAAGGAAAGAAGAAATATACCAATATCCATATGATTTTATTATATTTAATTCTTTTTCAGTATTTGAAAACCATATAATGAATCTTCCAAAAAGCTTACATATTCCTTCGGTTGTTTTTCAGCATGAAGATTTAGCAATGACTAATTTTCATTTAAAGCAAAAGTTAGCACAAGCAAGAACAGAATTAGTAATAACTAAAGATAAGCTTTATGGAATTGAAAATAAAACAGATATTAAAAAAGATATTGATATTTTAGTTGCAGGACTATTTCAACCAGCAGATTATCCTTTAATAGATAAAATTAAAAAGCAAATACCTAATTTATTAGTCATCGGAAATAACCCAGGTTTATCATATTCTGTACCCATTTCTGATTACAATTCTTATAAAGAACTTTTTTATAGAAGTAAAATTTTTATAAATCTCACCACTCAAAAATCTGTTAATTATGAAGTTTTATGGGCATTATCAGGAGGGGCTAAAGTAATAGGTTTTAAATTAAATGAACTAAAAGATATAGAGAAATACATAAGTGCTTTTAATAATATAGAAGAAATAATAAATTGTGCCAAAAGAGAATTATCAAATATAGATTCTCCTTATCAATTTCCACATTTAGAAGAATTATTGAAAGTTTTTGATATGAAAAAGGTGAAAGAAATTGGATCTTCTATTGTAAACAAATATTATAATGAGGTATTTAAATATGAATGAGCCAAAAATAAATTTATCAATGCATGAAAATAGCTCACTTCCAACTATTAATTTAGGAAGAGGCTTAGAGCAATCAGAAGGTGACCAGATAGAAAAGATTATTTCTATGTGTGCCCAAAAATTAGCCTATGGAGGCAAATTGTCAATACAAGGATTACATTTAGAATCTTTTTGTAAAGAATTTATTTTTGGTATCCAACCAAATTCAAATTTATTGCTAAATATTAAATCAATAAATCCAATAGACAAAATAAATTTTTTGTTAAATCAAAATAGATTAAAAATAACATCTTTAGAATTAAATAATGGAGTTTATTATTTAGAGGCAACAAAATGAAAAGATATACAGACTGTAGTAA